TTGGCCGAAGCCAAGGATCGCAAGACGGCGGCCAAGGCGACGAAGAAGGCTCTGGGCGCACCAACGCGCCAGGCCGCGGAGCAGCCCAAGCCCAATGCGGCCGAGCAGCTCATCACGCTCAGCTACGACGTGATCGACAGCGACGGCGCGGCCGACGTCGCCGAGCTGCTGGCCAAGCTCGACGACGAGGCGACGGCGGAGATCTCCGCCGCGCTGTCGGAGCACTGGCTGGCGCGCTCTCACATGAAGGGCGCGAAGTTCGAACAAGGCCCGGAAGCAGTAAAGCTGCGTGCCATGGCGAATCACAACGGCTCAGCGATCGACCAGGCTGCGTTCATTCTCGGCGCCACCGGCGTTGCGCTGACGCCCTACAACCTGCTGGTCGAAGTCCGCGAGATTGCGCGACTCACGGCCGAGGAGTGAAGCCGCCCGACGGATAGCGCGCGCCGCCGGCCTTCGGCCGGCGGTTCAACATTCGCAGATGTGGTTGCCTGCTGACGTCAGTGCGGAACAGCCGACCAAGTCAACAACAGCTTGGGAGCCCATTGCGATCGAGCGCTGACAATGGGCTGTCATGGTTCGTAGGCATCTATAGGCGGCTGTTCAAGCGATCCGGTCTGGATGCCTAGATTCGACCGTCCCTGATGCGATTCCACTCTTCCTTCAAAATCGACTGCATCTTCGCCACCAACTGTGCGCGCTCCTGTTCCAACGCGTCAGCCAGTGCCTCAATGTTGGTATCCATCGGGGTGAAGAACTTCTTGGAGGTGGCATCGAACTGCCGCATCAAGCGAACGAAGTCTTGGTGCTTGAGCTCGGTGGGATTCAACCGCAGCTCGATTCGAACAATTGCGACCTCTAGCTTCTCGTATGCAGACCGGCTCAGTGACTGGACCTCTGCCTTTTTCTCATCATTGCGCTCAATGAAGAAAGACCGCCGAAGGGATGCCAGTACGGTGGTCTGTGCGACCAAATCAGCTACATCGTTCCGCAAGCCATCAATCCACTGCTGCCGCTTGGCAGAGACGTTGTCGATCGCGGCCTGTTTAGCGATGCGAGCTTGGTTCTCCGTTTGATGCTTCGCGATGAACCAGCCGACCAATGGGCCAGTGAAGGTCGTGATTAGGGCAACTGTTGCCAGCATCACCTTGTAGTAGGTGTCAGGTGTCATGGCTACTCATCCGGCATGTTCAAGGGAAGGTGGCGACGCATTGCGGCATGCATCGCACTATCAGTCTTGTCGAGGCTCGATAGTGAGGAAATGCCGGCAGCGAAGAGCACACACGTCATCGAAGTGAAGGACTGCAGGATGCCGCGGGCGTCGGAGGGGGTTCCCATCTCACCCTCAGTTGCCTTGTTCAAGTACTGAACAAGCGGCAGCAGTTCGTCCGGTGTGATCTCAAACGCGATGCGATGACCGAGCTTGTTCCGCACAGCGTTCATGTGCTTGATCGCCGGAATGCAGTCATAGCGCTCCGACACCTTGAAGTCCGAAAGCAAGCTGACTTTCTGGCTGAACGTATGCTTGGCCTTCGCCCAACACAGCCGGGGATAAGCGGCCTTCAGGTACTCGTCGAGGTAGTGCTCGACGACCAAGTGGCATGAGAGGAAGTACCCGAGAAGCTCGAAATCGACCCCCTCGATGCGCTCCCAGGTCACCGAGCCGTTGACAATGTCTCCAACACGGGGTGGCAATCCAGTCATGCGTTGAACCTCGCTCGCTGTACGAAGGACTAGCATCGTACGCGACCGGGGCCGGCGTTCGATCACGCGGGACTGTGCAACGCCGAAGCCACAAGCGTAGCGCCTGAGGCTGCTGGCGGCGCTTGGGACGCTGGCACGTCGCTCCTGGCACGCTTGCCGCACGTTACCAGGCGTTCGACCTGGCCGAACCGCAGGACTCCCACGCACGGGCCTCGGTCGATCCAGATGTAGCCCATGGCGTTGAGCTGGCCGAGCGTGAGGGTGGCGACCCGCTCATGGTCGACGAACAGGCCGAAGAACATCGCGACCTTGCCGCCGTCGACGTACGACCCTTCCCATTGCACAGCGCGGCCGTCCAAGGGTTCACGGCCGGACTTGACAGGCTCGGCGACGTAGGTTGGCCAATCGCGATTGGCGGCCTGAGCCGATCTGGCTGGGCCACCCAAAGACATCAGCCCGCCAGGCGCGGCGCTCGGCGACGCTGGCGGCGAAGTGGTCGCGGCTGCCGCAGCCGCGGGCTTGGGTTCGGCCTTCGACGCGCTCAGCCGATGCGCGAGGAACCAGCACGCAAGGAGCAAGAGCGGGATCGCGAGCAAGGCCCAGCGGCCGACCTTGGGTGGCGCCACATGGGCCGCTGCCGACTTGAAGAGCACGTAGTGTTCCTCGCGGCGCAGGAACTGCGACTTGGTGGCGGTGCTGATCCGGTCGGTGTTGCTCGCGTGATCCCACGCGTAGACCATGCACAGCGAAGAGCCCATGACCGACCGCACATGCCGGTGCATGCCGACCAGGTTGCGAATCGTCGTATCGAGCAGCTGCGGGTGCTGCGTGACAAAGAGGAAGTCCACTCCGTAGTGGCGGTGCACCTCAAGCAGCGCGATATAGGGCGGCGGCTTCCTGCCGAGGGTGCCGCGCGGCACGATGTACTGCACCTCGTCGACCATGATGAGATCGCCAGGCTCGCACCACATCCACCAGTTGAACAGCGAGCACCCTGCGGCGTACTCCTTGCCCTGGATCTCGACGACCTGCGGCACCTCGAGTGCGGGCTCACCGCGCAGGCGCTTGAAGACGACCTCGCCGTCTTCGTCGACGCGGTTGAAATAATCGATGACACGTTCTGACACGCCGTCGTTGGTCAGCACGTGGGGAAGTCGTTCATGCTCGACGAGCAGGCCGCCGATGCCGGCGACGCACAGCCTTCGCGTGACGGTCTTGACGGCGCCGTCAGCTTCGAAGGTGATGACGCGGCCAACTTCCTTGTTCAGGCGTTCGGCGACGGCATAGGTTGTCTTGCCGGCGCCCGGCGTGCCGGTGATCAGCTCGATGGTCATGACTTCGCGAGCGCCATCCAGCCAGTCGTCGCGCGCCAGGTCACGACGAACGTGATTCCGCCGAAGTACAGCCCGAGGCACGTCCAGACGCCGAACAAGCCCGCGAGCTGCAGGCCGTCGCCAGGCACGTTCGCCAGGTTGTTCAGCATGGTCGACTTGAGCGTTGACACCATCACCGTGATGCCAGCCATGGTGATCAGCGAGACGCCAAGCGCTGCCAGGATGCGGGTGAGGATCGGCCCTACCATCGCGACGAGGAATGCAGCCAACGGCATCGCTTAGCCTCCCTTGAGCACGGTCAGGATCCAGATCGCCACGCCGACGGCGGTGAAGGCGATCAGCGCGGGCGCCACCATCGGCGCGACGTCGCATGCGGGCTGGTACTTCAGAGCGAAGACGATGCCCCGCACGGTGAAGGTGCGATCCGCTGGGCAGCCCGAGGGAAGCCCGAGATCCTCGGGCGCGAACGTGATGTTCTTGTTCGACCAGGTCGGCGCGTCGTCCGACGGCGTGCCCATCTTGTCGCACGCGATCACGTCCGGATGGAGCGCGCACAGATCTGGCGGCGGATCGCTTGACGTGCCGCCACCCGTGCCCGTGCCGGTGCCCGTGCCATGACCTGCGCCTGGCCCGGTCGTGGTCGTGGTGTCGCTGCTACTCGTGGTCTGCCCGTTCGAGTCCTTGGTGGTCGTCGCCGTGTGCGTCGTGTCGTGAACGCCGACGCCCGTCCTGCGAGGCCGGACCGGTGTAAGAGATGGGGCCGCCGGTCTCCACCTGGCCGCCGCCAT